TCATTGTTCGCTTTGCACCATAGCCTGAGTCAGAATGCCACGCGTCACCAGCAGGTAGAGCTTGGAATGTTTCACAAAGTACACCTCCAATTTCTACACTTGTAGAGTGGTGAACGTGGCCCATCAAAATCGCTTTATGCTCACACCCCCAATCTTTAAATAGTGACCTAGCAGCGTATTCAAATGCCCTCTGAGGCTTCATGCGATCCCCGTGGTGGGTTACAAGAAGGTTATTGCCATAGGTTACATGCTGGAATTTGTGTACGTTATCTAGCACCTCTACACGCGCCTCGCTTTCATAGAATGCCTGTAACATCACATTCATACATCGAGAGGTTGAACTATTATGATTACCGCGAACCATCATCAATACAACTTTATTATGGTTCTCTAGCATTAGATCTATAGAGCGCCTATAGATACGCACTTGGGCTGCTACTGAATCCCCATAGTCGCCTGAAACGTCCATATGAGTGGTATTTGAGCTAGTCGTGTTATTTAGTGAGTCTGTATGCCCGAAGTCACCTAAGTCGAGCATTAGCGCAGTGTCAGAACCGCCACTTGCTTTAATTAATGACTCTATAGCGCCAACCGTGACACGTTCAGCTATTTCAAGATTCCAATCAGAATCCCCGTTCCGCTCTTTGGTTACGGACATACCCACGTGAGCATCCCCGATAACGTATGCTGTAAGCTGCTCAGGAAGGTCTTTTATAGGTTTATTAGGTAAGGCTTTATACTTTGGCAGATCCTTCGCTAAGGCATCAGCAAAGGCTTGTAATGCAGCCTCTTGTGACTCCTTCTTTAGATCGCTCTTAACCCATTGCCGTATAGGTGTGCCGTTTTCATCGTAGAACGTAGAGACACCTTTAACTACATGTGTGTCGGGTACGCTGTGAGTCATATCGTGGTCAGGACTCCAACCTTGCCTAGATGCCTGCTCTTTGGCGCGTTTAAGGGTGCGTATTAGGCCGCGTTTATCGATCTTTAAAGCTTCCGCTGCCTTGCCGTTTGAACCGTGAAATATCACCGCGTCAATGATCTGGCACTGACGCTGTGTTGCAAATTCTTTAAGTGATTCCAAATCCATGAATACTCCATTAAACTGCATAAGGCTGTACTACTTAATAATTGCCTTTCCATACTCGTAGCTTGTCAAACTCACCACTAAGCATCTTTCTCTTTACTACATCGTCCATAGCTGGGTCATCCCAACCAATACCCGCTTCTTTAAGCCACTCACCAACAAGTGCAGCATCTACCACACCAACTAATCTAGAGTCGCCAAAGGTAGCATTGCCATTCTTTCGTAACTCTTCAGCACGATCCAACATAGGTGTCCAATCCTGCCGTCTAACATGGATTAGCTTGTCACCTTCTTTGTGCCACTGTTCTGAAACCTTAGCCATAATATTTCCTTAAAAAAAAGGGATGCAGATGCACCCCCTTGCGTATAACAAATATACGATCTAGCTAGTTGTACAGTCAGCGATAAGACCTAGAGCCTTTTCGTTACGAACAACCAAAGTACACTCACCAACTACTTGACGCATTTCTGAGTCACCAGTTTTGGCTAGTGCTTGGTTCTTCATTGGACGTAAAGCAGCAAGAGCTAGCTTATCTTTCTCAATGATCCACACATCCCGCGAGCGGTTCTCACGCGCTGGCTGGAAGGTCACGCTGCCCCACGGCGTCAAATAAACAGAAAGTAAGTTTTCAACCTTACCACCAGAACCGTTAGCGCGTTGGTTGTTGTTACCAACAAAGCCTAATGCCTTATCCATTTGGAATGCAGACAAGATAACTGTGTCAGGCTTGCCGCCGTTAGTCCAGATAGATTGCATTGCACCATCAAAGTCAGCTTGACTAAATACAGTAGCAGTACCGTCTGTGCGAGCGTTAGTGCCGTCACCAGTAGGGTTTGCACCGCCAGTGCCAACATTAGTTACGTTGGTTTTAACCCAAGCGCCAAGGCCAGCTAGCTTACGAGCAGTAGTAGCATTACCAGCTACGCGTGCTTGGTTAGCCATTAAAGCAGCTTCCATATCTAGCTTCTGCTCTTGAGCAACTTTGATGATGTTATAAGACATCTCAGAGTTACTACGACCAGCAGCCTCAACAACATCGTTAGTACCAGAAGTTACAACAGCATTCTTAAAGATCTGCGTTGAGTTCTGGAGGCGAGTAGTTGGGGACATTGCGTCAGCAGAAGTATCGCCACCTTCAATATGAGCGTTAACAGCAGAAGCACGTAAGCTATCAGTCTGCCACTCATGCAAAGTATTGGTAGCTTTAACTTTAGCAATAGAGCTAAGTAATGGAGTTTCGTCAGGAGATACGTTATAGATTACGTTAGACAAGTCTTCACGTATTCCGACTGTATCAAAAGTGTCGTATGTGTTCGTAGGTTGTGCCATGATAATTCTTCCTAAATGATATATTTAATAAAAGTTTAACTAAACAATAATGCGGCTGCGTCTTTTACGCTGCCAGATTTCTTCAATTGTGACATTTGCTTACCGCGCTTTTTGCTATCAGAGTCAGGTTGCTTCTTAGATCCAGCTTTCATCAATGGTCTGGCTTTCTTTAGTTTAGATTCAACCGAAGAAGTGCCTGCCACCATCTGATCGTATAGCATCGCCTTATGTAGAACTTTCATGGCTCTATGGTCTACTATGCTAGACATTTCCTCGGAACTGTATCCCTCGTTAATGCCTTGATTCAGTAGCCGTTCCTTCATTTTAGACGCTTTTGCTGCGTCACCAAAGTCTGGAATAGCCCGTTGTAGCTCTGTCATTTGCTCTTGCAAGTGGGCTTTACTAGCCTGTCCTTGCGCCTGCTGCATGGCTTGATGCTGCTGCTCTAATTGCTGTTGCTGATGCTGGAACCTGCCCATATCTTCACGGTAGTTAGCATCTGCCTCGATATACCCCAATGGGTCATCGGTCAATTGCTCTCGCGTGGGTGGAGTAGGCTGTACCATTACACCTTGCTGCTGAACCTGTTGCATAAGCTGTTCAAGTTGCGCTCTTTGCTGATTAAGCCCGTTATAGGCTTCTTCTGCTTGTTTACGCGACTCTGCGGCTTGCTTCATGCCCTTCTGAATATATTGTTGGCCTGAGTAGTCTCGCTTTAGATCATCTAGGGTTACTGATACGTCTTCTCCATCAACTTTGATAGAGTAAGTATTAGGCCCACTTTGATCGGCAATTTCTTCTTCCGACTCATATTCTTCTTCGCTTCCGTCTTCGTCATCATCATCAGTATCGATCACTGATTCAGGAGACTCTTCAACTTCGGCTTCTTCTTCAACCTCCGCTTCTTCAACCTCTGCCACTTCGGTTTCGGTAGTTTCTACTTCGGCTATCTCTGACTCTCTAGGAGCCATAAGCGCCTCAACTGCACTTTCAATGCTTTGGTTAGTCGTTTCCACGGTGCTATCCTTTATTTACTACGCTTGTCTTTCATATCCTCATTCGTTATTACACGCTTGAGAGTATTCTCGAACTCATTTAAAGCCCTCGTCATTGCGTGGGCATCTTCTCTAGCTTCAGAATCATCTTTGCCAGATTGCAAGAACCTTTTTACCTGTTCTGCTCGTACACTATCAAAAACGGCAACAAAAGTATCATCGGCTAACAATTTCAAAGCCTGAGATTTTAAGATCATTAGATATTGCCCATTCTTGGTGATGCTTGCATGGCCCGAACCCGCTCAACGTCAACGGCACTACCGTATTGGCCCAATATTCTAGCGGCCTCAATAAGCAGCTCTTGGTTCATTTTGTCACGGCTAAGGTCATCGCCCTGCTGCAATTCACGGTATTTAAGCTGCAACTCAGCCAATTCTTTACCCTGTTCAGATTGCATTTCAGCAGACTTAACTTGCATATCGGCTTGCATCTTGATCTGATCGCCTTGCATCTTGCCCTCCATACGCATCTGATCGCTCTGCATTCTGGCTTGAGCCTTAATCTGCTCTGCCTGAATTAGCGCATCTGCCATTGGATCGCCCTGCCCACCTTGCTGTGCTTCCTGCTCTGCCATTTGAGCCATTAACTGCTGCTCAGTCTCTGGGTTCATAGGTGCATAATAGCGATCTGCATTTTTGAACCCACTTAGGGCTAAACTATCTGCTAAGGTATTACGCATTTGTGTCATGCTTACTAGGCCGTTAGTAGGCCCGTATGTCTGCCAGATCTGCTGTTGAGTGGCGAATGTCTGCATTAATGCTGCTGCCTTAACGTCTTCCTGACCAGTTCCAAGACCTACGTTAATCTCCATATCCATCTCAATATCCCAAACACTTGGGTCTACTGGCACGAACTGACCATTAAGGCGCATCATCTGCTCGTCAGGGGAGTTTTTAACTGCAACGTGTAACATTAGTTGGAATAACCGCTTAGTGCCCTCAGCGAGGTTTCTAGCCATTACTTCAACCTGACCAGCGCCTGCTTGTGCCGTCAATGCTGCGGCTGTAGCTGATGTGTTTTGAAGCATATCTGGGTTTAGGCCCATACTCATTTTGGTAATGCCTGTCTTCTCTTCAACAAGCATATCTAGGTATTGAAGGGCTGGCAGAGTTGAGCCAGCTACAAATGGAACCGTGAGGGGGTTAACGGAGCCAATCTGTTCTGAGCGAATGATTGCGCCAATCTCGTTATTTAGCACATCGTCCATTTCAACCATATCTTCGTTAACTTCAAGCCGAGGCGTGTTAACAAGAGCTACGTTGTCCAATATTCCGCGCAGTACGCTAGTCGTAGTGTCTTGGTCGTTTATTACCAATTCAGCTAGTGAGCGTCCATAGAATGCGTGTGGCTCTGGGTCTACATGGAAGTCAGCAAAAGGTACTTTATCCCAAGGCTCCATATCCAATACTTCATAGCCTGTGCCACCACATAAGAACTTGTGTAGCGTTGGAATGCCATCACCTTCTACGTCTATACGCATATAGGCTTCTGTAACGATAATAGTGCGCATAGAAGGATCGTTAGCTAGACCATCGGTAGTATCTACGGACTCACCAAAGCGTAAGATTTTCTCTTCTTCACCGCTAATCGTGCTGTCATCAGTGCTAGAAAGATTATCAATAACGTCTTGATCGTATCCCATAGCCACTAGATCGCCTGCACGTTTCTCAGTGCGATGGCATACAATGTAAGCGTCATCAATGGATTTAGCTGAACCGTCAATGTAGAACTCTTCTGGAGGGATGCCCTCAATGACCATCTCACCTTCTTCAAACTTGTGAGAAATAACCATGCT